GTCATTTCGCCAATCAACACCATCATTTCCATAACCACTATTATCCTGACTAGAAGGATAGCCGGCTCGCCCTTGTCCAGAAATTGAACCGGTAGTTGTCCCCACATCGGCAATAGCCCAAACCCCACCGACTCCGGTGTTTCCATTCCAACCGGCAACCGTGAAAGATAAAGTGACATTTCTATATTCTCTAATATCCAAAACTTGCGCGTTGGTATAAGTCCGGCCTAGATTGTCTTGTAAAGTTAAAGTTGTAGTTCCTCCGCCAGAAACAATAATCGCGTTTTCGTGGTTTTCTTCTGTTAAAGACGCGTTCCCCTTCATTTGGATAATTTTGATCAAATCACCATCGTTAAAACCGCCAGAACTTAAAGTAAGGGTGGCTGTGCCACTTGTGCCGGTTCCCTTGCGGCGGGTATGAGGATCCGAAGAAATAGTTACATTTGTCCCGTGCCTAGCGCGGCCAAAAGGGCGACCGGGTAAGACATCGTAAATTTGAGTTCTTAAAGGCATACATTAAAGTTTATCCGTAATCTGAGCCTAGTGGGGTGATCTCGTAAATCGGTGAACCACCGGCCACAACACAGATAATCCCAAAAGCGTCAATGTCATTTGCCCCGGTTGATAGCGTTGGAATAACCGCGTAAGGGAATTTTGACGTTGCCGGCCAAGTAACGGTTTTTGATCCAACCCCGTCCTGAATAATCCTTAGAATAATAGCTTGCCATTGGGTCGGATTTGTAAACGCCAGCGTCCGGTTCCCGCCTAGAGTGATGGTTCTCACTTTTCCCTTGAGGACGCTTGACCAGTCAATGGTCACCGTCGCACCGTCGGTTTCGGCGTTTTGTATATGCTTGCCTAAAACTAAATCTTTTCTTAAATTATTATATTGTGTGGCCGTTGCGTTGACACCGGCTGAAACATCACTTGAATCCATAATTTAATACTACAACAACTACCCAATAATTACAGTCCATCTAAGCGTTAAAGTGTCGTTAGTGCTTTTAGTTCTATTGATTGCCGCCCGGCAAAAGAGGGTTCCGGAATTGGCCGTGGCACTCGCTAAATCCCCGAAAAGCCCTGCTTCCCTTAAAGTCCCGTTTGCTTCGGCAGTTGTAAAGTATGTTTCAAACACGGCTTGATTATTCGTCCTAGACCTTGCAGAAACCAATTTCCTGGCTAATTCGGTCACTAAAGCCGTATTCCCTAAAGCCGGGGCCGTTGTGTTAGTCCCAACCGCGCAATAAGTTATAAAGCCTTTGTTTGATTCTTGGATTAATCCGCCGGCTATTGATTCTTTGGCAACGGTTACAACCATATTCTTGACGTGGTCGACGCTTTTGATTTTGCCCGTTTTAGCATCACGGAGTATAATTTCAATGGAACCTGTTAATTGAACTGGCTTTTCGTTTATCTTCATGTAATTACCCCCACTGAAACAAATCCCAACGCGCCCGGGTTGCCGGTGTCGACTGTAAAGAATCGGTGCACCATGTGGCGTAAGGCCCGGCGCTATCTATAGTAAGACTATCAAGTAATGAGTCGCTAAGTAAAGAATCTGTAATTGTTAACAATTCATCTACGGATTCTTGATCGTCAAGCTCTATTAAATTGCGTTGGGCTTCCAGTAACCCGATTAAGAATAAAATAACCCCAATTGTTTTCGCGGAAGCTATTTTTATATCGTAATAATAAAGTCCGGCACCCTCGGCAACCGCGGTTACGCTTTGAACCAAGTAGTTGGCGTTAACATTGTGGCGGGTTGAATTTATATTAATGTATTGACCGGAAATAAAACCGGCCGTCCAAGTCCTGAACTCCCCCTCGATAACGTCATTAGCGTAATCGGTTAATTCGGCACTTGCCCGATCCCTTGCGGCGGTGGTTGTCGAGATTGTTTTGTCGAAAATGGCGAATTCCTTAACCCCGTTGGCAGTAATAGATGCCGTATCCTCAACCGCAACTAAAATAGGCACGTCATATTCATAGTCAACCCTTAAAGTATCACTAGCTGTCAGCACCGCCCCACCGCCATCTTGTTGGGCATATTTTTCTTGGAAATTTAAGTACCAATCAAATCCCGAAGTGTCGATATTCTTTAAGCCTAAAGTTTTAGTTACACCGTTCACTTTCACGGTGACATTGTGCGGCTTATCCGGCAAAACAAAAGTTCTCTTAGAACCGTCGCCTTTCTCTTCGTAAAAAGTTGGATCTGATAATTGAGTTCCACCCCTAACATACACCCTATTTTTAACTTGGGTCGCATCTTTACTTATTTTTAGACCTATTACGGTGGTTGAATCGTCGGTAATATTAAAGGGCGCGGCATTTGTCGCGAGCGGGAAGTAGTGGAGATCTTTTGAGTAGTCTATATACCAATTCCGTCCGGTTAATTTTGCGAGCCGACGCAGTGCTTGACTAGGTTGGATATAGTTAAAACTGATTTGATCTATTGTGACACCCAGCACTACATTCGCCGTGGTGATCCCCGAACCGGTGCAGTAAGTAGATACTATGTCTTCAATAATGGCTTTATCGGTCATGTTTTCGTATGTGTGGTGAACCAAATTCCGATCAAATAAATAAGCATAATCAACACAAGTTATGTCTGCCCGCACAAATCCGGTTTCTTTAAAACTTGTTTTTATTGTTTGAATATAACCGCCAAAAAGCCGGGTGCCGTTATTTAAAGTGATACTTATTTCATCATCGGTTTCTGGCATTCCATTGGCGGAAAGATCAACTAAAGAAAAGCTACAGATATTTTGTTGATCGTTAACTATGTCGTCAACTTTGATTGTTTTATGCAAGATGTCGGTGGTTCGGTTGATCCCGTCAATTGTGACGTTATAAGTATCCGCAACCGTTACAAAAGCAGTCCATGAGCCATACCCCGTCCCGTTAGAATTGGTTGCGAATGCTCGAACGTACATTGTTGTTCCGGGAATTAATTCACTATCCGGGGTATCTGTGAACGCCCCCGTTGTATGGCTTCCAGTAGTTGAAGATTCTTTATCGGCCTCGGCCACTGTGTTGTATTGAAACCCCTTGATTGTTGGTGTGGCCGACCCAATATCCAAAATATTCCCATTAAATGTGGCACTAGTTCTAGTCACCGACGTGGGCGCTTGAGTGGTTACCTGTGGCACACCCTGAACAAATCCGGTAACCCAACTAGGCAAAGTTGCCCCGGTTAGTGTTCCGTTAGCGTTGGCGCTTCCGTAATCGTCGGTAGCTGTCCCTGAGCCTTCATCTAAATGGAATCCCGATACTAAGCCTGTATCATTGTTATAACCATATTTTCCCACCCCGGCGTTATAGTCTGCCAAGATTTGCGAGTCAGTTAATCCGGCCTCAAAAACCTTAAATTCTTCTAAAGTCCCCTTATAGAATCGGCTGGCAACATTTGAATTATTAAACATTCCCCCGATCATTCCCCTCCCGGCTGTTGGGGCAAAGGGGGTTGCGGTCGTACTTGTGCCGGTTAAAACCCCGTTTACAAAAAAAGAAGTCACCCCAGTGCGCCGAACCATTGCAACATGGACTTGAACCCCGCTTACTAAAGTTATCCCCGGGTCAATCCATGTCACACCTCCGAATAGCCCTATTAACTTTGATCCGGACAGGTCGCTAATATCCCCAATACCAAGACCCCAGCCGCCTGCATCATTCCCAACATAGCAAGCCATGCCTGTAGTTGTAGGCAATGTTGGGGTAATCCAGCCCACTATCGCGAAGTTATTAACCACCGCCGACGGTCGGGTGCTTAGGACAACGTGGGCAGTAGTGCCATTAAAGCTAAGTGCGGAATTTCCCATATTTAATGTCTAATTTGTGAATTTAATTTCTTGATTATTCCGTCACCAACTATTTCGGCCATTCTCATGGCGGCGGCTTCATCTCCAATTAATGCCCCATCTAAGCTAACAATGATCTGGTTGTTATTAATTGCCCCGCCGTTTGATACGGGGCTGGTGTTGATACTAGGCATTAAGTTAGTGGTCATATCCAAGCCCTCTAACGCACTATTAACTTTTCTAACGCCACTTTGAACGATATCAAGAATTGAGGGCGAATGTCTTTTTGTAAAGTCTAAAGCGTCCCTTATTTTTCGCATAAAATCACTAATCTTGTTCCACGCGTCCTCAAACGGCTTAACAATTGCACTCAAAATTTGCCCGCCGATCTCTTTTAATTTATCCACAAACTCCCAGAATTTTTGAGTTAAAAACTCAAGCATGGATTTACCAAACGCTTTAACCGTATCCCAGTTCTTAATTAGCAACCAGCCTATGGCAATTAAAGCTATAATTGCAGCTACTACCAGAAAAATAGGTGAAGTTAAAATAAACAAAGCAGCGTTTAAAAGCCAGGTAGCAGCGGTTAAAGCGTTTGTAGCTATTGTTTGAGCTGAAGTAGCAAC